TTGTATTATGCATAATGAAGACAGTGTGGAAGATGAAGAATTTGGTATCTGGTTAACAAATGGAATTGATCGGGGATGGGTAACAGAACCGTATTGCAATACCCATGATGGTGGATATCAATATATGGGTGAAGAAGAAGTTCAAGAATGGGAAGACGGTGGCGACCCATGTTGTCATGTAGTCCGTCTAATGATATAAGGAGATAAAATGAAAAAAATAGCAGTGGGGTTAATTGCAGCAATTAGTTTGGCAGTTTTACAGCCAGCATATGCTGAAGATAAAAAGTCAATCGTTATTATTGACACAGCAGTAGACACATCCTTGCCAGCGTTGCAGGGTAAGATTATTCATGAAGTATGCCTAATGGAAGAACTTCGTTGTCCAAACAAGAAGTCTTTTATGGAAGGCACAGGATCAGCAACACTTCCAGCAAATCAAGTGTACGCTGGAGGATTTGCACACGGAACACAAATGTCTTTAGTTGCTACAAAAACTAATCCAGATATTAATATTGTATTTATTCGTATATTTCCTATGGATAAGAATGGCAATGTTGCATATAATGCTGCAAATGCTAATAGCACAGTTAAGCAGGCTCTTGATTGGGTAGTTAACAACAAGACAAGGTTTAATATAGTAGCGGTCTCTGCTTCTGTTGGTCAAAAACCAGTAAGAACTGGCGCTAACTACTGTGCCATTAATAGATTCGATTCTGGTTTAAAGTCTTCTATTGCATCTTTAAAAACTTTGGGTGTGGCTTCTGTATTTGCAACTGGAAATGATAGAGATAAGTCTCGTATAAACTATCCAGCATGTCTAACAGACGCTATAGCAGTTGGTTCTATTGGTCCTAGAGGAAACACAGAGTCATATAACAATGATTCTGCTGAACTTGATTTTTATGCTCTTGGCAGACATGAACTTGCTAAAGAAAATGTATCAGGAACTTCTGCTGCAACTGCCGCTTTTGCAGCGTATTGGGCAAAATCTTATACCAACAACTATCAAATGACTTATGATTATCTAAAGTCTATTGCTACAACGTCAGATACAAACAAAAATAATACAGTTGTTGATGTTTTAAAGTAAAAGGTTTTGGTCTGTAACTCAGTTGGCAGAGTGTAGAACTGTTAATTCTAAAGTCGTAGGTTCGAGCCCTACCAGACCAGCACTGGAGATATTGCATAGTGGTAGTGCGTAACCTTGCCAAGGTTAATGTGCGAGTTCGATTCTCGCTATCTCCTCAAAAGTTTGGTATAATAGTAAGGTACTGCCTACGGGGGTACATTAACTTATTCGCTTGAAAGGGGAATAAAATGGTAACACAGTTCGCTATGGATCTTTTCAATGATCCTTTTTTTATTGGCTTTAACAGAGAACTAAGCCGTCTCAATACAGCACACAAGGTAAACTCACAGTCATATCCTCCATATGATCTTCTTAAACTAGATGAAGATACATACAGAATATCGATTGCAATTGCAGGCTTCACTAAAGATGACATTGATGTTTCAGTAGATAACGGAACACTTATTATTAAGGGTGAGGTTATTGAAGTTACAGATGCAGAAGTTGTTCACAAAGGTATTGCAGGTCGTAAGTTTGTACGATCCTTTGCACTTGGAGAATATATGGAAGTAACAGGGGCTGATATGAAGGACGGTATGCTACACATCAATGTAGATCGTGTTGTTCCAGAAGATAAAAAGCCTAAGACAATTAAAATCAAGTAGTACAATATAAACAGTCCCTACACAGGACCTTAGAGATGGTTTAGTTACCCATTTACATGACCGTGGCTATCGTGCCTGGATTGCCTGTGTAGGGCTTTTATAACCCTGATATAATGATAGTTGTGACTGACAAAGAGTTGGTGCATTACAATAAGCAACAGTTTAAGAAAAAACTGTCAGAGATAAAAGAGTTATCTGGTTGCGTAGATTGTGGAATAACTAATCATATAATGCTAGATTTTGATCATCTAAAAGATAAAAAATATAACATATCAAGAATGATCCATGATGGATTCTCTTGGGCAGCAATCAAAAAAGAAATTTCAAAATGTGAAGTAGTTTGTGCTAACTGCCACAGAGTAAGAACCCACAACAGGTTGACAAACAAGAGTGCATAATGCTATAATTAATATATAGCCAACAAACAGGAGGAACCCAATGGCAGCAAAAGGCTCGTTAGCAGCAATCATAGAGATTGCAAAAGCAGAAGTAGGAACTATTGAAGGTCCAAAAGATAATGAAACAAAGTATGGAAAGTGGACTGGTGCAAACTTTCTTCCATGGTGCCAATCATTTGTTTCTTGGTGTGCATTTACATCTGGACTAGATCCAAAGAAATATCCAAAGAGTGCATCAACAGTAGCAGCAGCAGATTGGTTTAAGAAAAATAACCGTTGGGCAGATGCTCGTAATGATGATCCAACTCCAGGAGACTGGATTTATTTTGATTTCCCAGATGATGGCGTAAATCGTATTTCACATGTTGGTCTTTGTATTAAAAATAATGGTGATGGAACAATTCAAGTTATTGAAGGAAATACATCTGGAACTGCAAAGGGAGACCAGCGCAACGGCGGAATGTGCGTAGAAAAAACTCGTGCATATGTAAAAAACAAAAAGGGTCTTCTTAATGCAGTGGTTGGTTGGGGTCGTCCAGTTTATGTTGGGGAAGAAAATCTAGCATTGCTTTCAAAAGGATCTTCAGTAATACCAGCAGAATCTGTTACAAATAAAACTTCTGTTGTTGTAGAAAAGAAAGAGTTTAAGCCATTTAAAGTAGGCTCTAAGGGTGAAGCAGTATCTAAGATACAAGCACTTCTTGGAATAAATGCTGATGGAGACTTTGGTCCAGGCACTGAAAAAACAGTTAAGGCTTTTCAAAAGAAGTCTTCTCTTCCAATAACTGGAATTGTTGATCAGGCAACACTAAAGGCATTAAGAGGTAAGTAATGCCTGTTTATGAATACAAATGCACAGGAAACTGTGAAGAGGTTATCATAAAACAAAGGTCTATAAAAGAAGACGATCCAGGGTATGAATGTGAAACTTGCACTCTACCATTGGAACGTGTATACTCAGTAGTAGAGGCAATATTTAACGGTTCTGGGTTTTATAAAACTGACAATAGAAAGTAGCGGTATACTATGAATACAATGATTACTGAAGAAGTTGTAGAAAAAGATTGGGTTCTTAAAGCAACTGACCGTTGTGATAACTGTGCAGCAGAAGCCCTTGTTAAGGTGACTGGTTTAAATGGTGATCTAATGTTCTGTGGTCATCACTATAATAAGATTATGGATAATCCCGAAGGATACGCTAAGATGATGGCATTTATGCTTACTATTGTTGATGAGCGTGAAAAACTTGTTGAAAACAAAGCGAAAGGTAAAGATTATTAATGTATGAATATTATGTAAGAAAAGTAGAGAATGTAGTAGATGGAGATACCATCGATGTCCTTATTGACTTAGGGTTTGATATCCTATTTCAATCCCGTGTAAGGTTGGCTGGCATTGACACTCCTGAATCACGCACAAAAGATCTTAAAGAAAAGGCTCTTGGTCTTGAGTCTAAAGAATATTTAAAAAAACATCTTAAAGACGCTAAGTCTGTAATTATTAAGACAGAAAAGATGGACTCATCTGAAAAGTATGGTCGCATTTTAGGCTGGGTTTATATTAATGGAGACACAGTATCTTTAAATGATATGATGATTAATGATGGATACGCCTGGGGATATCTTGGAGATACCAAGGTAAAAGATTTTGAAGAACTTAAAAAGGCTAGAGCAAAATCTGGTAAATAATGAGACACATTCTTTACTTTACTGCAGAATGGTGTAATCCGTGTAAGCGTGTTCGCCCTATTGCAGAGGATTTAAATAGGGATGGGATCGTTAAAATTCAATTTATTGACGCTGATGATAACGGCGAACTCTGTAGAAAGTTTGAGATTAAGGCAATACCTACCTTTATCCTTATTGAGGATGGACAGGAATTACGTCGTATTAATGGTGCTAAGACTAGAGAACAACTTGAGGATTTTATAAATGGATAGCGAAGAAGATAAAATTATAGATGATCTTATTCTTAAGGGTGGTCTTGAGGTTGCTGCTTTAGATGAAGATACAGGAGAAATGTTGTATTCTTTTACTCCTAAAATACAAGAACTTATGCCAGATTTATATGACGAGCACATAAAAGGTGTTAATTCTGAGGTAATGAACCTATGGGAAAAAGGATTTTTAAATCTAGACCTATTTGTTAAAGATCCAATAATTACAATCACGCCAAAGGCTTTAGATA